CCCAGGTTACTTCATTCATCCTTTTAACCATTTCTAAAGCTTTATCCTTGTTTGTTTGATACCAAGGGCCTTCTTTATTAAGTTCAAGGTTAACAACCGGATAATCCAAAGAACCATCGTTTAAAACGATATATCCTTTCTTACTCTTTGTATCAACGTGAAATACGTCAATTTCTTCGAGAGTATGAGCTACAAATGAATGTTTTTTCAATTTCTTTGGAAGCTCATCATTAATGTTATATCTTCTTACTTCGAAGATTTGCATATTATTCATGGCAATATCTTTTACTGCAGAAGCAATTAATTCTTGCTGAGAAAGTTCCTCAGACGTTTTTTCTTTTTTTGACAACGTTGTCTTCATTTTGATAAATTTTTAATTAAAACTAGTTTTGATATTTATTTTTGATTGTTACCAATTTCGTATTTGATCCCAAAAGAGTCTAGCTCTTTCAGAAAGCTTTAGTTTAGTTATTGGCTCTATTTGTCCGATAATAAACTCTTCAGTTTGCCTATTAAGATATTTAATTACATTAGCCTCAGCTACTATTACATATCTTATTAGCTTATAAGATTTTTTAATATCTTTATAGTCAGGAGATGTTATTTCAATCCATACATTTGATAGAATAGATGAAGTATTTCCCCAACTTCCTTTGCCAAAAGTTTCTTCACAATCCTTTTTATTATCAGCGATGAATTCTTTTAATGGTTTTAAAAAGATTCTTTTTCGCTTGTCTTTTTCAGGATTTAAACTTATATTAACACTACTTTCCTGGTAGATGAGTTTAATACCTCCTACACCAGGATCAATATCTTTTTCTACCAGCTTCTCTTTGATCACTGGGGGAAAAGCTTCAATTAATGAATACTTTCTTGCAGGCATATTATATATGAGTTTAATAAATTAATTAAAAATGTAAGCAGTATTTTACTGCCAATTTAGTAAGCATACGTCCTCATTCGTAAACCTATTGAAATATTTGCAAAAGTAGCCTACTGCTTACGATATTCTGTTATTTCTTAGTGATACATGGTATCTTTCTATTATTCTAAAGTTTAATATTCAGTTCACATATGACTGATAACTATATGTTATTACTAGTGCCCTCGGCTGGCTAGAGCTAATGAGACTCGTAGTTCACATATTGAAATGTTTATGAAGGGAACATTCACCCCGATTATTAATTATATTAAGTTTCTTTTTAACAATTGTAGTTATAAAATACTTTATGAATTATAGTATTTCGTTGAACCTTTTTATCTGTCAACCAATATTTGGTAGGAACTACAAGTTAATCTTTGTAATTCTTAATGACAGAGCTGTCATCTCTACTTAGTTCTTGTTCGACTGACTTATTATAGGACTATTTTCGTCATATTACTACGACCAGATAGTTAATAACTGTAATGTAACACGTACATTTTGTATAGTAACTTAAATTTATTATTAATAATGACCCGACTTGTCTATCTCTTTATGAGATATAATACTTTTTGTAAGATTTGTAATATCTGATAGAAAATTCAGATACTAATTGTAATCGTAGATTACATTTTGATCAACTGCCTCATAAGTTTGGACCTTAGAGCAAATTGATACGGAAGTTTAAAAATTTTTTAATTGAGCCTTTCATTACAATGTTAGTTAAAGTCCACTGTAACTTTCTATCAACCCCCAATTTTATATGAGGTAGCTGAGCTAGTCTTATTTAGGAACTAGTGATCCACACCAAGCATTTTCGTATTAGATTGATAGCTACATCCCGAAGGCAGCCTGTTTACGACAGACCCTATATTCTAAATACTATTCCTATTTTCCAAGGTGGCTTAGTTATAATCTACAACTAGATAGTTCACGCAATACATGATCACCCTTTGTTGTCCTGAGATTATATTTTCTTCGATAACCTTAATAAGTATAAATCTAGGGAATTTCACCCTTACCGTTATCATAAATGTTATGTATAAAAAGATAATTTACAAAATAATAAAGGGATTAGAGAGCTAATTTGACATGTTGACACCTGTGTCTGTCGTAATAATTAGACTAAAAAATCCCTTTATTATTTTATATCTTATATGCCGTCGATATATCATATTGTAGACATATAGATAAACAATTTGTTTAAATTATGAAGCGCGTTTAAGATGTTCCAGAGTTGCATGCTATTACATTGTAATAATTATACTCTAGCTTGATTAAAGATCTTATAACGTCAATTTATAATACTTATTGTGTGCATTTAAGGATGTACTTTCTCCTATCTTATGAATGGTGTATCCCTAAGAATACGTCCATAAGAATCTCTTGAGAATGGAGTAAGTTCTACTAAAACCCTGTCAATTTTAGAGAATGTTTCTACTCCATTATTTATTTGATTAATTTCGTTTTCGATTAAAGCTCTTATAGTACCTACAGGATATTTTTTATAATCACAATAGTTTTCGTCAACATTTACTACCATAATTAATTCATCATCCTCTATTACTAATAAACAATCGGATACTAAATTTATTCCTTTTAATATCCTTTCAGTAGTTCTAGGAATAACAAATCCGAAATCTGTGTTAAGAATTTCGTCGGTTCTACACTCAAATTTTAGATTACCATCGTTATCAAAATTTCCAATATCTTCTAATTCACAATCTTTATATAATTCCTTTTCAGGATCTACTAATTTGAAATAAAATAATTGATTTTGTGAACTATTGAAATTAGATTTGACTTTAAGAAAATCACTTAAAGGTTTACCTACAGTTCCTTTGATAAAATTCTTAGGGGAACTATAAGTAGCTATTCCACATGTTTCAACTGTACCATATGTAATAGTATATGGAAATTTAACTTTCTTAAGTATCTCCTCTATTTCAAAAGATACTTCACTATTTAAAATAATGAGAGTTTCTATATTAGGAAATAGATTTTTTAGATGCCTTTTAATTCTCCATCTCCTTAACTTTCTAAGTTTAAAATCATAGAGAAATTCAGTAAGAAAATCACTCTTATTCTCAATATACTCTCTCCATAAAGACTCAAATTGATATGCTGTTAGTATAACAACTTTAGTAATCTGGGATTTAAGAGTATATTTTAGAGAATAAGGAGTAGCAAATTCTACTGGAAGCGTAATAGTTATTCCATGTAATAATGGTAATAATAGACATAATATATAGTTATATGTAAAATCTTGATAATTTACATAATTCCCATACTGTGTTGTATAAATATTTTTTTCGTTTAAAATCTTCAATGTGTCTATTATCTCAATAGATGTTATTGAGATCATTTCCATTTTTCTAGGAGTAAATACTATAATTCCTTGACTATCTGACTCTTCATCTAAATATAAATACTGATTTCTTAATAAACGATTAGATGAATTAAAATTAAATTCTATATCACTGACATATATAATGTCATGTATTAAAAACATTTTATCTTTATTTAAGTCCTTAATATCAGTTATTAATACAGATACTCTTGAGTATTGTAGAATATTATATATCTTCTTTTTACTTTGTTTATTACTAAATAATACAAGAGTATGTTTAGATAATAATACTGCTATGAATATTATAATCCATTCTACTGAATTATTAGCTATTAATGCTATTTTAGTTCTTCTTGGATAAGCATCATTTAGAGTTTCTGCTAAGTTCTTCGAAGTATTTAAAATATATTCATATGTATACTCTATATTATTACTAATAACAGCTACTAAATCAAAAGAATTTTCAAATATTCCTATAATTAGTTTTCTTAACCTATTCATTAGTTTCTTCCTTTATTTCAAATCGTTTAATATTTTGTAGGATAGGTTTATCTCGATTTATTATTTTATCGAGTTGATAAGTCTCACATGTTTCATGTAAAGTTATTATAAAGGCTGAAACATGATCATTTTCGTCTTCTACATTGCTTATATTTATACTTAGAGATCCGTCATGATTATTGATTTGAAAAACGGAATTATCTCTTGTAGAAATAGTTGCATATATAGATTTAAAACATTTTTGAATTCTAGCTTGTTTAGCTAATAATCCATGAGTTCCTTGTTTGTTAATGATAAACTTTTCATATTCAAGATCTTGCATCTTGTCTAGAAGAGCTTTACTGTTTATATTTACCATGATTTGAGTTTTGATTTCCAATACGTAATCGTCTTATTCTAGGAATGAGTTCTACTCCTTCTATTTGATTATCTAGATAAGACTTTATTTTGGGAGTATTTCCCTGCATGTCCTTAAAATTATTAAGAACAGTAGCTACTTTAACAAATGGTGTTAAAGATCCCTCTTTTATTTCTACTCTATTATCTTTATAAGTAGATAACGGAATAATATATTTATCAGGACTTTTATTTAAATCAGGTTCAACCCTCTCTAATAATAAATATCCTCTTTGAAGATCATTTACAGTAAGATGCCAATATTTATCGTTTTCTTCATACCCAAAATTTATTCCTTGAAATAGTGGATATAATAGAAGTTTAATTTTAGCTTCATATTGTTTAATACGATCTTCCATTTCTTCAATATTCTCTTTTTGATTCTTAGTATTTGAATAAAAAGGAATAGGTATCTTTGCAAGCGTCTCTATTTTTCTTATCTCTAAGAGTATGGCTATTCTTAATTGTAATATACATTTTGAATAGTATATTATTTTTTGAATCACCGTTAGTTCTTTTTGTTTCATAGTATATTAATTGAATTGATAATTAATTTAGTTAAAAAGAAATAGAGAGATTACTATTATTTCATCTCTCTATTATAATCAAAATAGTGATTTATTTTACTAATTCCTGAATTTTAGAATTATTTTTAATTACTTTATTGATAGTATTTTCTCTATCACTAACTTTAGTTCCTGACCATTTTTTATTTTTTGGAAGATAATTATCTCTCAATTCATTAAAACGATCTTGATAAGTCTTGTACTCTGATAATAATAGAAATTCAGCCATCAATTCATGAATCTTATTAGTATTTGACATTGTGCTAATAGCATCGAATTTTTTTATGTCAACTGCTTGTTTAGATTCTTGAGGCTTATTCTCTTCTTTTGTTTCAGTAGTAGAAGACTGTTCGAAAGTATTACTTTCCGATCTCTGAAGTTCAATTTGTTCTTGTTTGTTTTCAGAAGATTCTTCAACTTTAGTCGCTTCTTTTGCTTTCTTACGTTCTTCAGAAGTAGCATTTACGATTCCATTAAAGAATGCAGCTTTCTTTTCAGAATTCCATTCTTTAGTTTCTTCGAAGTTATTACCGTATTGTTCCATAAGATTACTAGCTACTTCCCATCCATTAATAGACTTAGGTTTGTCTTTAACGATCATAGTAATTTCTTTCTTCTCAAAAACAATATTGATAAGAAGATCCTTAAATTCGTCGAAAGTCTTACATAACTTAGCAGACTCCCAAACATCTGGTAGAGAGTTTTCGATTGACAAATTTGTCATTATTTTAACTCGTTCCTTTGATTTGTTAACTAATTCAGGATTTTCAGTTTTTACTTCTGTTTCTAACTCTTTAGCAAATTCTTCAATTTTTTTCTTACCTAATGTATTTCGATAAGCTTTTTGACTAAAGAATTTACGAAGTTCATTAAGAACATAGCCACCTGTTTCAATAGTTTTCTTTACGATACTTTTAGCTTCGTTTTTAACTTCAGGAGCTATTTCATCTTTACCTTCATAAGCTGCTTTTTCAGCTTCTTCAACAGTTTTTTGAGATTTCTTGAATTCGATAACCAATTTTGCAAATAATCCTTTATCGGTTTTATCGAATCCTTCATCTACTACATTTACTATTTCTTTATCAAAAAATGCCTTAACTTCTTTAAATGCAGTTTTAGGATCTGGATTAGCTTTAAACATACTAATACACTCATTCTGGAGAGTTTCGTATGTTAATCCAACTGTTGTAACAGGAATTTCTGTATTGGACTTTTTAGGACTTACAACCATTGGGGCAGACTCAATTTTAACAGCTTCAATATTACAGATTTTACAAACATTTGCAAATATTTTATCCGCATCATTTGGAAAATCGGTATGAATTTTAATTGCTGTAGTTGCAGTAATTTGACCAGCTTTCATTTCTTCTACCGCTTGCTGAGTTATTTCTTCAACTAAACGAATAGAATTAGAAAGTTCAATTAAATGATTATTCCAGAAAGCTAAAGTAATATTCTGAAAATCTTCAAATGGTTTAGTTGTTACACCGTGACACCATGGAAGTATTTCATTTAAAAATCTCTTTTCAACTTCTTGTTGAGATTTTTTCGCAACTTCAGATTTTTCAAATAAGTCAATTGACATATTTAAAGCTTCTTCAACTTTGCCTTCCTCAACTAAATGTCTTGCTATAGCATCAATTTCGGATTCAGTAGAAGCTGTGATAACAAGTTTTTGAACAGTTTCAGATAATATTGCGGGAGTACCAAATATTACTTTACGTTCATATCCTTTAAAATTATTTGCTTCTTTTTTCTGATTCTTAACTTTATCAACATCTTTATTAATAACTTTAAGATCAGCTTGCTTATTCTTTTTGTTAAAGTCATGTTTGATTACATTATCTTTAACTTCAGTTTTAGCCATTTGTTCTTCTGGCTCTATCTTTTCTTCTTCACTTTCATTAACTTCCTGTACATCCTCTAAATTGAGATTTAGTTGAGGATTGGGAACAATAGTCGCTATATTACCATTAATTCCATAAGCTTTCTTTGTTAAAGCAATCTTATGTTTGAAAATAGAGAATAAATCTGTTTTTAATAGATTTAATTCCTCAGCTTTTGCTCCTGGAAGATTCTTTAATAGTTCAAGAAATTTAATACCTTCAGTAAGTTCTTCAGATGAAGTTATTACTGACATTTTAACAATTTCTGCATCTGACAATCCTTTTAGATCAAGATTACCATATGCATCACTTATTCCTTTTATTGCTTCCTCTGGAGATTTTAATACTGTACTTTGTTTCATTTTATTTTTGATATTAAATGATTAAAAATGTTCGGACAAAGTCCTCACGCTGATAAATTTGATAGTCATTTAATATCTACAAATTGTAATTAAATCAATATAATGCTTAGCAAGGGGAATTGCTATTTAATTTTTTCTGTCATAGTTAAAAAAAGAAGGAAAGGACTATAAGTCCTCTCCATCAAAATCTGGTTCTTCGTCAAGATCAATAGTTACTTCTTTTTCACAAAGTTTTCGAATAATGGCTTTTTTCTGATATGTATTTTCTACACTTTGTAGTTCTTCTCGTTCAGAATCATCTAATGATGTTAATAAACGATTACGTTTTGCTATGATTGACATGATTATAAAGATTAGTGTTTCCGATTTGGCTTCTTAAGTAAGAAGTTTGATTTTACAGTTAATACTTGAGTATCATCTGTTTCATCAAGAAGCTTTTTATCTACAATTTTATTTTCCCTAGCTTTTTTGATTCTTTCTGGAAAAATAGTTGCAAGATAATCATAATGTCTGTATGCCATAATATTTAGATTTAAAGATTGTTTCTTAATGCTAGACTAATAGATAGAAATTCAGCAGACGGAAATCTTTTTGGAACAAAATGACTAGCTTCTAGAGATTTAGCTTTTTCTCTAATTTCTCTAAGATATCTAGCTTGTCTTGTACAATAAAGATCTTTTACTCCATCTTTATCTTTTTTAAGAATTTCTTTAGTAATTCTATCTATCCATTGTTCTTTATAAGTCTTTTTTGTAAGTTTATGTATTGTCATGTTTAGTTAATTTAGAAATTAATCAAAAAATAACCACAATATTATAAGTAATGGTAAACATATTAGTACGATTATTAATTCTTTTATTGTCATAATAATTAGGTTAATAATTAAAAATAACTCCGTATCATCACGACATGAGAGTTAATTGTCGTCTTTGGTAAAAACAACTACATATACTACAATTTAAAAAGTTATCAACGCCCGATGATAACACTTAGTGACCATGGTTGCACTTGCGGCATACAACTCTTGAGAATGAATTTTTCTCTCATTGCCCCATGATCTAAATTACTAACTAAACTAACTAATATCTTTTGTATCAGATTCATGCTGAATTTGACGAATTCCTTTTGCATTCATGGGAATTGTTTTTTCATATTCATATGAATAAAGGACTTCTATTTTGTGATGAGGCATAGATCTTTCTACAAACAGAATTTTAATGTTTTTGTGTTTTAGCTGATTTAATTTAATAGCTAACATTTGTACGTTGTCTTCTGATAATGAATCATAAAATATTGACATAAATAATTGATTTAATAGATTTGATGTCCTGATTCAATTTCATCTTCATCGCTAAAGAAACCAGGATCTTCGAGTATTTCTTCGATTCCTTTTTCTCTTAAAAGTCTTTCTTCTTCAGTTTCTTTATTAGGATCAATTTGTTCTTCGTTACTCATGTTGTTTTGTATATATTATGTGAATAAAAAACCAATTAATTCCTAAAAATAAAATAACGGGTAAAGTTAAACCAAAGAAGTAAATATAGACTACTATTCCTATCCATGTACCATTGCAATATGGACATAATCCTAAAGGTTTAGATAAATATGAAAATATAAAACATACTGCAATTATAAAATTTTGAATAAAATCTATTAATACTACTTTTGCGGCAGTCATTTTATAATCTGGTCTATACCATAGAATTTTGTTATATCTTTTATATCTTTTATAGGTTGATTCAAAAGATTCTAAAAAGATTGCATACCAATTGAAAATCATTCCTGGTTTGAGAAAATGATGAAACATTAGAGTAGTACATGCTGTTAAAAAAGCTAAACCTACCCATAATATGATTATAGATAGGTCTAATTGATGATTAATCAATCCTTGCATAACTGTAAGTGCTTGATGCTGCAAATTTCTTCTTAGCAGTTAAAGTCTCTGTGCCTGGCTTTAATGCTCGAACGTTATCTACACTTGCACGTGCAGTACATCCACTGTTACAAAGTCTGACATTGAATGGATATTTGTTTTCTTCTTCAATATCATCCAATACTTTAACAATTGTACCAGGTTTAGCATTATTACAGCTACAGCCTCCTTCTATTGTAGATACTACAACTACAAGTTGATTTGCTTTAAACTTAGTTTTTGACATATTAATTAGTTTTGATTTATATTACTATCCGTATCAATAGGATAGTCTGCACAATTAGTTATAATCAGTTGTCTCTCGAATTATAACTATACGACCCATATTTTCATATGTGAAGGCTAATAACTATGTCTATTTAACTGGATCTGTACCAGATTATTAGCTGCCAATACAAATTTTGACGAGTATTGATTACTCCACGATGTTTTGTATTATATTATCACCATATCTCGAAGAATTCACTTGTTGAATGTAGGTGTAGATATCAAATTTTGGTCAGTCTAACTTATTACAGTTATTAGACTGACCGATCTCGATTTATTTCTCTAGAGAAATGCATAAATAAATAAATGAGATGAGATATTTACAACAGCCGAGTAGCATTATTGTAAACCTTTTTCCATTATATTACCATTAAGAGATCTCACCCAATTAATGGAATTAATTTCTCTTATATTTTATATTCTTCAATCTCTGTAATAAATTGAAGATTTATTTATAAGATACCTTTAATTCTTTGTGTAATTCCTTAACTATTTTATTACATTCAACTATCCATTTGATTATAGTTGAATATTCAAAAGTCATAGGAGCTGTTCTGAATTCAATAGTTCCTAAATTTTTATATCTTATATTTATCCAATAAGATTTAGATTCAAAACCTATTCCTTTATCATTATATCTTCCTTTATAGCCTCCAAATATTGAATCAATATAGTTTAGTTTTGATTCAAGAAACTTTCTAGTTTTTTCAAGATTCCTATCGGTTAATAAAAATTTCTCTTTTGCTATTTTATGAGCATCTATATGAATATGTATTCCTGAGGCTTCATTTAATTGACAGTGTTTTTTCATGTCAAATAGAACTTTATATAAACCACTAGCTTGAGAGTAGTTTATTATTGAGATTCTGTGTTCAGACATACTTTTTGAAGCATTTCTATCATCACTATAATCTATTATATCATAACGTCTTTTTAAGTATGTATTATTTTTTTCAAATGGACTTAATGTTCTAGATAGTGATTTAATGCATTCTATTTCAACAGATGATCTGAACGGTATCATGTCATACATTATTCCTTTTGTTATTTTAGAATCAAATGCTGGATTCTTTAATAATTTAGGAATAAGTAAGGGATGCTCTAGTAGGCATTCCCTTACATATTGTGTTTTATTCATCCTGGTAGGATTAATATTCACCATTTACTTTTCTTTTCGAAGATTTTGCTTTTGGGGCACTGTCTTCGATTTTGGTAATGATGGCATCTTTTGTCATGGTCATTTTCAGACCTAATCCAGGATTGTCAGCGATAAGCTGAGATTTTGTTAACTTAGCTAAGTTTGACATGATTTAATTTTTTTGATTAATACGACTAATGTAGTTTCGTCCTATCTCATCAGGTATTATTTTATAGTCTCTAGGATGACTTTATATTTTAAAGGACGCATCACCTCAAATTGATTGAAATGATGCCTCCTTTAGGCTTTCACGTAGCCTTTAGTTATGAAATTAATCAACGCCGATCAATAGATCGAATATTATTCACCGACTGTTGTACCAGCAACTTTATCTTCTTCAGATACAATTCTTGTTTGAGCCGCTTTTCGATGTGCTGCTGCCATAATTAATTCATCTTGTCCTGTTTCTTCTTCAGCTTTAAATATAAATTCTTGAACTGAAGTGCGAACTTGTTTTTTTCCATTTATTATTACTTCATATGGAAATCCGGTTTCTTCAATTCGAAGATCTCCTGCTATACCAAGTTCTGTTCGATGTATTTTAGCAGTGTCTTTTAATGGAGTTAGGTCAAAGCCTTTTGCTTCTGGATCTGACAATATTTCTTGAATTCGATTGAAAGTAAGACTGCGAATTCCTGTTTCGAATACTGGAAATGCAATTCTTTTTAATTGTGGTTGAATCATGAAACCATTTTCCATTACGGCAGGAGCAACTATACTTACATGAAAATATTTGCCTTTTATTCCGTCTACAGCTTTTACTGATATTTGCGGTTTTGTTACGTCTGTATGTAATGCTTTATCCTTATTTTGTAGGATATATACTTCAAAATATTTTGCATTCATATGAATTATTATTAAGTTTCGAGGATTAATATTCTAGATTGTTTTGTGCTTTATTAAGGAGAGCACTAGACCTGTTATTATTATGAATACAGCAAGTATTGCTACTTGTGCATTTGTTGCAGAGGAATCTAATTCTGTGAAGATTAGATGATAGAGAGATTGGATTATTGCTAATGATAATAGTCCTACTAATGAGTATTTATTGAATATTTTTCTCATGATTGATAGTTTTTAAATGAAAGAGATAGAGAAATGCAATATGACCTTTGGCTGAACTGTCAACGCTTGTTTATCAAGCTGGCTGTTCTGTCAACAAGGATTTATGTTATGCAAAGTCTCTATCTCTAGTCAAACCTGTTTTTTACGCAAACACTGGAGTGAATTTGATTGATTTAAATATCCATCCGTGTTCTTCAAATGTTTTTATTCCTGCAAACAAATCAGTGTTTATATGAATATGGAAATGTCCTTTGTTTGGTAAAGTCTGATTTGGATGTATATAGTATTGTACCATACATATCCATCCTGTTTGATATTTTGGGATGAATTTAGCTGTATGTTTGGGAATAGGGTTGAGTATTGGATCATTTATGTATTTATATTGTAATTTAGTTAATTGATTATTAATTATTTTACGAATATAGAACATTGCTAATCCAACGCATGATAATATTCCTATTACTAGGAGAGAAGTTAAGAGTGTTGACATTGTAGTATTGTTTAAGGTTTGACGAATAAAGAGAGTAGGAGATAGGTTATATCTCCGTACTTTAATTTATTGATTGAATTTATAATCAGAAGGAAGTAGTTTTTGTTCTGTGTTATTTACTTTGAACAAATCCCAATTTTCTTCTGTAATGTGTTTGATTAGGACTCTTTCTTGAGTCCATTCGATTGATGTTTGAACAGCTTTATCAAGGGTTTCACAATCCTTAAGTCTGCCACAATGTATACCGACAATCTCTTCTTTAGAAGCAGATTTTAATCTCTTGGCATATTCTTTGAGTAATGCTTTAGCCAATTGATTAGGCATAATAGCTACTTCAATGTTTTGAGATTGATCGATAATAAAGTTCGATACAACGTTGATGTTTTTTTGATATTGATCAGCGATTGTTTTCATAGTATATGTATTAAAATAATTAGATTGGCTATTTAAAGTGCGATTGATAAGATAAATTGTTATAAGATAAAGCGTTGTCCGAATGGCTTTAATTATCTCGGTCAATAAACTCTATCTTATAACCTAGAATCAAATTAATGAGCTGAAGAGAAGGCTTGCACCATTACAGTGCAAAGCCTAACTCATATCTGTCGTAATCACCATGCTTACCTTTGTGGGTATATTGAATGGATTGACCTTTCAATGTTAGCATTGTGCTTAGTGGCATTGAGATTGAATCTCCAATAATACCACTGACACCATTTGCAAGTGTAATAAGACACAAGCCCTTGTAGTACCGAAAGGAAGTGATCACAGCTGTGCCTGCGTTAGCAGGCTTAGTTTCTTTAGAAGTTGCCATATCTATAAAGTTTTAAGGTTTGACTTTGGCCGGGGGACTTTCCTCCCGCTTTAGCACTGGGGGGATCTGATCGAGGTGGTTCATGAGTACGGGGATATCCTATAAATTTTATAACCTAGGTGCAGTCTATTCGTATAAGAATTTGTGATAATATTGTCACATAGAATGTAATAAGAAGAAAGTATGTATGCAATTAAAATACAAAACAGTGAAAGTACTACATTTCATGAAGCAAATGAAGTAACTTATGAGTTTAGAAATTATTCTAATAAACAAGAGTTTTTAGATAAAACTACTAGTGAATACTACTCATATCAATTAGGAGATAATCCTAGTGAAGATAAAGAAGGATATTTCTTAGATCTAGGATTATATAGAGATGAAGGAACAATAGATACAAAGCATGTTTGTATATTACCAGGAGCTACAGTATATATAATGCAAGATAGTAAAACAATAGAGATAGTTAAAGTTTAAATAATTAGGGATTTCGAAAGAGATCCCTTTTTTAGTATAATTCCATAGCTCTTATCAATATAAATTACTGTAACAGTATTCCTATTATAACGTAAGATTTAACAGTACTAATAATATTAATTTATGATATCATGAAAAAATCTAAGAAAGTAACTGCTCCTGCTATGGGAGTTAAAGGTAAGGCAACTCTTACTAAACCAACTCCAAATAAATATAAAAAAGGAGGAATGGTTAAGAAAGGAGGAAAGAAGTCATGTTAAAAGGATCTGCTAAACAAGGAAATAAAAAGACTAATGGTCCTAAGATTACTAAATCTAAAGGAACAACTAAGAAGTCAAAGGTTAAAATTAAACAACCTACTGAACCAAAACCAAGAAATTAAATGTCTAACTAATCTATAGTTATATGGATAGACAAACTGCTATTAGAATAAAGTCTTTGGAAACAAGTATTTATGCGTTAAGAGAAATTAATAAATCAGAGACATTAAGATCAGAGATTAAAAAACGTAACCAAGGCCTCATATATTCGTATACTAATGAAATATATGATGAATTATTTGACGAAACAGAAAGACAAGGACATCCATTAGGATATATGTCTATTCAATATTTAGGACAAGAATTCGTATTATAAGACACCCTGACAATAAATAAAGCAGGATCACCCATTAATAAGTAATATGGGTTAGAAGTTGGGTTATAGAACTAGAAATATATCTAGTTTATGTTGTCCCCAATAGTGTCAAAATAAAGATTAATATAGACCTTACCCACAGACCTGAATGGTAAATGTAGTTAACTTGTGGGATACAGAGTTGAACCCGATTTGGTTGAAAATTAATCTCATTAACATTTATCCTCATATATGTGAGTGGAACGAACTTAGACGAAGTCTAACTCTAAAGGGGATGATTGGGTTTAATTAAGACTTAAATAGTTATATTTATATATAGTTTTTATTAGCTACTTAGATTGATACTAAGATTTAAGTAGCTTTTATTATGTTTAATTGTAAAATATATGTAACTTACATAACTTTTTGTAACCTACTGATTAACTATTACGTATAAGATAATATGAGATATAAACTAAAACGTTGGCTTATTAATATCTTACTCTCTGATGGAGAGAAGTTCTTACTTGCTAGAGCTTGTGAGGATAGATATGAGACACTGCGTAGATTAGCAGTTACTGAAAAGACAGTTGATTACTATGATACTAAAGCCGATATGCAAGCATTATTAGTAATTAAATCACATTACTTATCGAGTAATTTATATAGATAAATATGGAATTTTATAGAGATCCTTATATGATTGATAATGGAGTAGACCCTATTATTAATATTGATGTAGAGGAGGATAGTAATCAAAAGGAATTAATTGAACAAGATCTAGATAGTCAATCAGATGATACTCAATTAGATGAATTTATATCTAATCTTAAAGAACCTGAACCAATGCCTTCATTATCTAGTTTTGAAGATACTTTCAAACTATCTATAGAAGATATTAATATTCGTTATCATATTCCAAAGATTTTCAATTTTTTTGATAAACCTTATAAAAGAATCGAAGCATCTATTTATGTTAGACCAACTAATAATCCTTATACATTTTTATGGTATAAAAAAGTTGATGACTTACATAAAGTAACTTCTGGTAGAAATTGGAATAAATTAAGAAAAGAAGCAAATAAATTTTGTTGGAATTATTACGAAGAAATGAAATCTCAATATCAGGAACAACTTAGAGAATGGTGGTTTAAACGTAAAGAAACTAATGAGAAAAAGTGAACAAGAAAAGTTATTAGAAATAACTGCAAATAAATTTCCTAAAGCAGTATACCCAGTTTTATACACAGGATATTGGATAGAAAATCTAGTAGACACTTATAAAGTAGAGAATAATAAACTTAATACTAATATAGGAACGGTGTTTCACACCTACTACGGATTACAATTTAATCAATCAACTCTATCTCAAATTACTTATAATAATACTAGGAATCCTGCAGAATTAGTATTTATAATCAGATATCTTAGTGGAGATAATGATTGGTATCTGTGGGAATACTTTGATAATTGGATGAAGATAAAAAATTTAAACACTACTAAAATATAATGGAAAGTAAAGAATTTTTAGACCCTTTTGATTTTATAGTACCTATTAAAGAATTAAAAGTACAAGTTCATGAAACAGTAAAATGTTATAATTGTAATAATGAAAATTCTAACTATTTAGAAAAGCGACCAGCAAGTTCTTGGACAGATAAATATATGTGTTATAGTTGTGGTTGTTTAAACTATGTGATATTTTCAGATAAAATGTCTGGAGTATGTACAGATACAATTAAAATATTTAAATTACATCCAACTAAAAATTAAATTAATAATATGCAAGTAAAAGTAATAAAAGCAATTAATGGATTAGAGGAAGGAGATATCCTCAATTATAATGAGAAAACTCATAAGTATGAATTAAAGAAAATAGAGGAAGATATTAGTGATAATGGATATAGCTCTAAGAAGACACTTCATACTTATTCAAAGAATATTATACTAGATAATCCTACTTATTTCGAGTTTATTGATAAAGATGGTGATAAAATAGAAGTTAAAGAAGAGATTAAATCTACTGAAACTATAGAGGATTGGAAATCAGAATGTATTAAATTACATAACCAGATTAAAGATCTAGAAAAACAATTAGATCAAAAATATATCACTATGTATACTACTTATCCAACTAGATGGTATAATCCATTTGAAAACTATATATTATGCTAATAAATTAAACTATATAAATGAAAACAAAAGAAATTCAAGATGTACAACCAGTACAAGAACCTAAGAAAGAAGTCAAATTATATGATTATGCTCATCTAGTAGTATTCTGCGGGAAGTGTGGACATAAGCAAATTCTAGAAGAAAATATTCCTGGAGATAAAGGTATTCAGATTAATCTACCTCCTACAAGTGCTGCAGAGATGATATTAGTATGTAAAGAATGTAATAATAGAATGGGATTATTTTATGTGGAATCTAATAAGAAAGAAGATAAATCTACTACTAAAGAAGAAGAAACAAATGAATCAGTTCAAGAAGACTGTCCAGTTGAGGCAGAATCTCTATAACGAATACTCTACTATTTTAAATAGTTTGTTAGATTTAACTCCTAAACAATCTCTTGTTTTAGCTAAACTATTTGAATTAAATGATACAACTCCTTCTACTTTATCATTACTTAATAAACAGAATCGTAGGGAAATAGAGGAGAGTTGTAGTATAGACGAGTGTAATCTCTCTACTTATTTAACAGTATTTAAGAGTAAGAATCTATTGATACAAGAAGGTAAAATATGGAAGATATATCCAGGAATTAAACCTAATATTTATAATAACCAATTAGAAATTATATTTAATATATCAGTTAATGAATAATGAATTTGAATATAAAGGATATAAACTTGGTCAAGAAATAATTCTTGAGATTAAAGATTGGTATGATAAAGAGATATTAAAATCACTAATTATAAAAGGTAGAATAGATGAATTTAGAATAAGTAATAAAAAAGATCTAGTTTGGATAATATATGAAACAGAACATGGTCATATTACTTTTAAAAATAATACTACTCTATATTTAAATTCAGGATGGGAAGATATAGAATTTATAAATAAATATATAAAGAAATAATGGAAATAACAATTTGGAAACAAGGTGATACTTACAATACCACTATCTACGAAACTTATAAGTCTAGTATTGAGAAGAAAGCAAGTAAGTTAATAGTAAGTACTAATAAATTTGTACATATACTTAAAGTAACATTTAATCTAATTAAGAATTATAAATGGTTAGATTCTAGTAATACTACAGAAGTAACTAAAACTAAGAAGTATTATAATAATAAGAAATCTAATAAGAAGTAATATGAGTATTTGGAGACAAGAAGTATTAACTACTTTGGAAATTACTAAAATTGAAGGTGAAAATAAGTTTGTAAATACTAATAGTTATACTAAGAAATGGTTATTTGGAATTTTATATTATTATCATCATGGTTATGAATTTCAAGTAGATAAGAGAAAAATAGAAGAAAAGACTACTGGATTTTTAAAGAAATAATAGATGAAAGATATCTATAAACAAATTGCTAAACAATTAGATAAAGATGAGAGGGTGATCAAGTTAATATGTGAGCACCCTTTGCTCTTTACTAAAGAACGAATGGAAGATCCTAATGATATGAGACCTATTATGATAATGTATTGGGGAAAGTTTGTTTATAAGACAACAAAGACATTAGAAGATAAGAAAAATGCTATAGAAAGATATTTAAAGAAGAAGTCTATAGCTATACAGAAAATAATTAATGGATCTAAGAAGTAACAATTGATAAAATAATAACGTTAACTCAATGGATAACTTATTTGATATAGTTGGTAATACAATTACTATTAAACCAGAGTCTCTTGTAGTCCCAGAATTTAGAAAAATATGGGAACGAGATAAGACTAAAGAGAAGAGAAGAGCTTTTAATGAGATATCATATATAGTATTTTTATGTAATAAATCAGTTAAAAATCCTTATAAAAACTATTCAGAATCAGATAGAATAGTAATGTTAAAGAAAGATTTCTCTATTGAAGAAATAGATAAATTGATAACCGAAGGAATAGAAAAATATAAGAAACTAAAGATTACTAGATATGAACGAGTTGTAAATGCTGCTCTAGATTCTCTAGAAGATATAGAAGGATATTATCTTGATATTAAGAAACAAGATAAAGATAAATTTGATATAACAGAATACTTAGGATCTATGGAGAAACTAGGTAAAGCCATTAAGTCTCTGCGAGAGTTAGAAACTCAACTTGAAACAGATAGAGCTGAAGGCAGTAAGGTTAGAGGAGATAGCGAAATAGGTCTCTATGAAATACCAAAATAACAATGTATAGTGTTGAAGTAAAGAAGATAAATAATTCTAACAAATTTAGACAAGCTGCAATATCCTATCAAAAGAATGGATATTATACTCCTCATCCAAGTGGAACTACAGCACATATGCATTATTGGGAGGAAGAAACTAACAGATGTCTAAATGGATATACTGCAGAAGATGGTGATACTATAACAGGTTATCACTATTTTTATTTGAATTACTCTCCTATTCTAATAGTAATGGAGTTTGATAAAGATGGGAATAGATATAAAGTTCCTAGAAGAGAGCGTAATTTTCCTAAGTTTTGGGACTATGATAAGGCTTTCTTTGATGCAGTAGAAGAAGCAGAAAAGACTGGTAAACATCTTACTTTTCTTAAACCTCGTGGTGTTGGAGCATCTTTTAAAGGATCTAGTATGTTAGCTAGAAATTATTTTCTTATACCAGAATCTACATCTATAGCAATTACTGAGGAAACAGAATCTCTTACTAAAGATGGGATACTTACTAAATGTTGGGATATTGTAGATTTTGTTAATGAACATACTGCATGGAGTAAAAAATCTCAGAAGATTAATACTAAGTTTCATAAGAGAGCTTCTCTAGTAATGGATAACGGAATTACTCAATTAGAAGTAGGATATAAGTCTGAAATTATAGGATTGAGTGTTAAAAATAATCCTGATAAACCTAGAGGTAAACGTTTTAAATTATGTGTTGTAGACGAAATAGGTTTAATAACAAGTCCTATACATCTATTCTCAAGTTTAAGACATGGAGCTGAAGAAGATGGTACAGCCTTTGGATTAATAATACTTCAAGGAACTGGTGGAAAAGAAGAGGCTGATTACACAGAAATGCGTAAACTATTCTATGAACCAGATGTTTATAACTTTCTAGAAGTAGATAATGTATGGGATGATGGTAGACAAGGAACTAATTGTGGATTCTTTTGGCCTCGTTACTATAATATGAGGGGTTGTATGGATGAGGATGGAAATTCTTTAATCGTACAAGCTAAACAAAAGGAACAAGAAGAAAGAGAAAAGATAATCCTTAAAGCATCTGATAAAAATCAAATAGACGTATATTGTGCAGAAAGACCATTTTGTCCAGAAGAATCACTTTTACAAGTCTCTGGTAATATATTTCCAAAAAAAGAATTACTTAATCACTTATCATACATACAGACTAATGAGACTGTTAGAAATTATAAACAAGTTGGTCAATTAGTATACGGTCCTAATGGAATACTTCAATGGGAACAGTCAGATAAACTTAAAGACTTAACTACTTATAAAGTACATAGAGGTCAACCAAAAGAAGGGGCTATAGTTATATGGGAACATCCTCAACCAAATCCAGAATGGGGATTATATGTGGCAGGTTGTGATCCATATGATCATGATCAATCTGGAACAGACTCATTAGGATCTATATTTATATATAAGAGATTTAAGTCATACGACGTAACTTTTGAAACAATAGTTGCTGAATATACAGGTAGACCAGATAAAGCAGATGATTTTTATGAAAATGTTCGTAAACTACTCATCTATTATAATGCTACTTGTTTATATGAAAATCAATGGCCAGGTCTTTCAGTATATATGAGAAATAAACATTGTGAGTATTTATTAGCAGATCAACCAAGTATTATATCAAAAATAATATTAGATAGTAGAGTACAGCGTGGAAAAGGAGTTCATATGGTTACTGGTATAAAAGACTGGGCCGAACTTAGAGTAAGAGATTGGTTAACAGAAGAATATGAACCAGGTAAATTAAATCTTACTAAAATACTATCTGAGGCATTACTTGAAGAATTAATATCTTATAACGATAAAGGAAACTTTGATAGAGTTATAGCATTAATGATGGTGATGATATATAGAGAAGAACTTCATAATCTACATATTAGAGCTAAAGAGGATGTAATAAAAAATAGGAGATTATTTCCAAAACCACTATTTGGTTTAAAAGAATTTGAAACATTTGCATAAGAATAAAATAATATGGATTTATATTATAAACGAACCGAATTTCCAGTACAAAAACTACCTTTAGTTAAGAAGGATGAAGCATGGCGTAAAGCATGTACAGATGTTCTTATATCTAGAGAAGGTAGTACATATGTATCTGGACGTTCTAGAAGAGATACATTAAGAGTTAATTATGATTTATATAATGGAATCTTTAATGAAGATGACTTCCGTTATGTTATAAATCCTTTTAACGTAGAAGATGGCTTTCCTGCACATCCTCAAAACATGAATATCATTAAACCAAAAATAGATTTACTTATAGGCGAGGAAACTAAAAGACCCTTTAATTTTAAAGTATTCTCTACTAATGATGAGAGTGTTTCTCAAGTTCAGGATTTTAAAAAGAAATCATTAATTAATGAATATCTACAATCTGTAGTAGACGATATATCTAATGAAGACGAAGTAGATCAAAGATTACAAGAGATAGATACTTATGTAAAGAGTAAGTATAGTACTGCTGCTGAACAAGCTGCTTATAACTCTCTCTTATATCTTCGTCAACAACTTAGTATAGATCATGAGTTTGTTAAAGGATGGAAAGATGGTTTAATATCTGGAGAAGAGATATATTATGTAGGTATTGTTAATGGAGAACCAATGTGCGAACGTGTTAATCCGTATCAATTTACTTATGATAACGATCCTGATGTAGAGTATATAGAAGATGGAGATTGGGCTATACGAAGATTTTTAATGTCTCCAGGAGCTATTTATGATAGATTTCAACAGCAAATGACAGAAGAAGAGTTGGATAAGTTACTCTCTATGGTTGGTGGTGATAATTTACATCGTAGACCAGGAGATGTTAACTACAACTCTATTATATATAGAGATAAGATTATCTCTGATATAAATAATGATGAATTCTTTAAAGGACAATTATTACCAGTATGGCATGTTACATGGAAATCATTTAAGAAAATAGGGTATTTACGTACTACCGATCCTGAAACTGGAGAACAGATAGAAGATATAGTAGACGAGACCTATAAGTTAGATGAAGAAGAAAAGATGTCTGGAGTTACTATAGAATGGGATTGGATGACTGAAGTATGGGAAGGACATCGTATTGGTACAGATATCTATTTAGATATACGTCCAGTACAATATCAATATCAATCATTAGAAAATCCTAAGACTTCTAAACTTCCTTATGTAGGAGCTAGATATAATGCTACTAATACTAGAAATAGATCTCTTGTAGATACTATGAAACCATTACAATATATGTATATTGTAATTTGGTATAGACTAGAATTAGCTCTTGCTAGAGATAAAGGTAAGGTTCTTACTATGGATATTACACAGATTCCAAAATCAATGGGATTAGATGTAAAACAATGGATGCATTATCTCTCGGCATTAGGAGTAAACTTAGTAAATCCTTATGAAGAAGGTTGGGATATTCCTGGAAGAGAAGGAGGTAAACCCTCATCATTTGGACAGATAGGACAAGTTGATTTAAGCATGAGTAAGATAATTGGAGATTATATTGGACTACTTGATAAAGTAGAGGATATGATTGGAGAATTATCAGGAGTATCTAGACAACGCGAAGGACAAATTCAAACTAGTGAGTTAGTCGGAAATGTACAACGTGCTACAGTACAATCATCTCATATTACAGAACCTCTATTTGAGATTCATAATCATATTAAGAAAAGAGTTTATACAGCAATGTTAAACTGTGCTAAATTTGCATGGTCTGAAAGTAATCGTAAGAAATTGCATTTTATTGTTGATGATTTTGTTAGAAAATTTATTGATATAGATGATGATTTCTTATATTCAGATTTTGATGTATTTGTATCAGATAGTACAAAAGAATCTCAAAACTTAGAAGCCGTTAAAAGTCTTATGCAACCAGCTATGCAGAATGGTGCCACTATTTCTGATGCTATAGAAATTCTTACTACAGAAAGTATATCTGAAATTAAACGTAAGATGAAAGACATAGAAGCTCGTAGAGAACAACAGATGCAGAAACAACAGGAAGCTGAACAACAAATGATGCAACAACAACAGCAAATGCAAGCACAATTACAAGCTGATGATAATAGGATTAAAGAAGAAGATTCTATTCGTAAAGCTGAAACAGCAATTGAAGTTGCTAGAATAAATGCTGAAAGTAAAAATGCAATGACTGAATCATTTGAAGGAAGTCCAGAAGTTAATGAAACAGAATTATTTAGGCTTCAATTAGATAGAGATAAAATAAAAGCAGAGGATAGATTTAAACAAGCTAGTATTGCAGAAACTATTAGATCTAATAAAGCTCAAGAAGAAATTAAAAGAAAAGAATTAGTAATTAAACGTAAACAGGCTTCAAAGCCAACAACTACTAAGAAATAATGGATATAAAGAAACCAACAAAAGAAACTAAAAGTTCAGGTACATATAAAGGAGGATTACCTGATAATATGTATAATTTAATTAATTCTTTAATAGAAGCAGAAGCTTTTAGTTCACAAATTTATTTACAAATGGCTGCATGGTGTGATCCACAAGGATATACTGGAGCGGCTAAATTTTTCAAGAAACATGCAGAAGAAGAACGTAAACATATGCTAAAACATTATGATTTTTTAGCTGATAAAAATATGTTGGCAATTACTCCAATGCTTAAGGAACCCCAGAAAGAATATATTGATTTAAATGATGTACTTGATACTGCACTAGAACATGAATTTTTTGTAAGTGATACTTATGAAAAAGCTGGAGAAAAGGCATTATTAGAACCATGTCATCAAACATATCAACATTTACAATGGTATATACATGAGCAAGTAGAGGAAGAATCTCTTTTTCAAACTATAGTGGATAAAGCTAATATTTTGAGTAAGGGTGGAATAACAGGTCTCGCATTAATTGAGTTAGATGAAATGCTTGAGGATCTGGCAAATTAATAATAATTAATAAATAGATTATGGCAGAAAATGTTAAAGCAACATTCGGTGGATTTGATGCATTAGTTGGAAATTTCTTATCGAGCGATAGCGAAGAAAAACGTATCGGTCAAGATAATGAACCTACAGTTGATCCCGAAGATATTAAACGAGAAATGGAATCTTTAGACAATCCTTCTGATAAAGATGAGAATAATAAAGATCAAAAATCAACTCCTGCCGAAGATAAAAAGAAGTCTACTTCTAAGAAAGTAGAAAATGAACAAGAGGAAGAAGAGGAAGAGGAAGTAGAAGATGAATCTGATGAAGATACTGAACCACAATCTACTACTAATCCAGATGGTGATGAAGAAGAAATAGAGGAAGTAGAATTAGTTAGTGCATTTACAGATTTGTTTGCAGCAGAATTAGGATGGGAAATCGGAGATGATGAGAAACCTAAGACAGCTAAGGAACTTGTTAAATATATGCAGAATATAATCGAATCTAATTCTGAACCAAAATACGCTAGTGATGAAATTAAAGAACTAGACGAATATGTTAAGAATGGAGGTAAATTACAAGAATTTTATTCTAAAGTATATAATCCAGAACTTGATTTAAGTACTATAAATTTAGAGAAAGAATCTCATCAAAAACTAGTAATTAAATCTAATCTTAAACATAAAGGTTATTCTGATACACGTATTGAAAAGTTAATAGCTAGATATGAAGAAACTGGTTCATTAGAAGATGAAGCAAAAGATTCATATGAAGAAGAAAAAGAATTTGAACAAAAAACAAAGAAAGAGCTATTAGAACAAACTAAAAAACAAGCTGAGGAGTCGATGAAAGAACAACTTAAGTTTGTACAGAACGTAGAGGAAATCATAAAGAGTTCAGATTCTATACGTGGAATCGACATCTCCGAGAAGGATAAGAAGTCATTAATGGAATATATTTTCAAACCAGAGGCTGATGGTACAACTAAATACCAGAAAGAATATTCAAGTAATCTTAAGAATCTGGTTGAATCAGCTTACTTCACTATGAAGAAAGATACTCTTGTAAAACAAATAGAAAAAAAAGCTAGTACAGACGCAATAAAAAACCTTAAATTAAAACTTAAGACAAAAGGAAAGGCTACAAAGAATAGCGTATCCGAAGAAAACTATGATACTAAGGTTGCTAAACTATGGGAAATGGCTAGTGAAAAATTAACAACTTTTAATTAAAACTAAATTTTATATAAAATGGATGGTGTATTAAACAATCTTCAACTATATAGATCCAAATGGTTTTCGGATCTTGTAGATGAGAACATGCTTTCAAACGCACTTTTAACTGAACCATATAAAGTTTCAACAGTATTATCATACATCTTTGGACGTTATGAAAATAGTACCGTAGACTTCTTAACAGCAGGTCTTGGTAAAACTGTAGTAACTGAAAATCGTCAGTATGAATGGCCGGTAATGATCGAAAGCGATAAATCAATTCAGATTAAACAGGCTAAATGGAATGGTGCTGCTATCACAGCAGATCTTACTCCTGGTATTAATAGTTCTCCTATTCAATTGTGGTTAGGTGAAAAATGGTTTGGTCCTGGTGCAATTCTCGAATTTGATGATAAAGAATTCCAAGTACGTGTTATGGGTGCTCCTTATCAGGATGGTAATGACTTTGTATATACAGTAGTTGTTGCTGATGGTAATGCAGCTTCATATATTCCACCTTCACTTTTACTTGCTGGTAAGCAGGTAAGTCGTGGTGGTTCTGCTTATGAAGAATATTCAGAAGAAGCAGACATTGTTAATTATCAGACTCCGTTTAAGCTCCGTAATCATTTGACAACTATGCGTTTGTCTTATGATATTACTGGTTCTGCTTATTCGACAGTTATGGTTATTGCAATGCGTGACCCAAAAACTAAAAAGACCTCTTATCTATGGGCTGATTATCAAGAATGGATGGCTTTACGTCAATGGTATAATACTATTGATCGTCAGTTAGTATATTCTAAATATAATGCTAATCAGGATGGTACTACCGATTTGATCGGTACAAATGGTCGTCCGGTATATATTGGTGCAGGTTTGTTACAACAGATTGCTCCAGCTAACCGTCAGACTTATACAACTTTGACAGCAGATACTCTCGAAAATTTCTTATTCGATTTATCTTATAACATCTTAGGAACTAATGAACGTAAGTTTGTAGCTCTTACTGGTGAAATGGGTATGAAGGAACTTGATAGAGTATTGAAACAGAAAGCTTCTGGTTATACATTAGTAGATACTCATTTCGTATCAGGTAGTGGTCAAGAACTTACCTTAGGTGGTCAGTTTACTACTTATAAGATGTTGAATGGTATTGAATTAACCTTGAAACATTTTCCACTGTATGACAATATTGTATACAATCGTAAGTTACATCCTGTATCAGGTAAACCTCTTGAATCTTATCGTTTTACATTCTTAGATTTTGGTAACCGTGATGGTGAAGCCAATATTACTAAGGTTGTTCGTAAAGGACGTGAAATGGTAATGTGGCATACAGGTGGATCTGTAGCTCCAGGAACTGGATTCTCTAAATCTATTAATACTCTTCGTTCTAATGCAAAAGATGGGTACCAAGTACACTTCTTATCAGAACAAGGATTGATGATTAAAGATCCTACTGCTTGTGGTGAACTTATTTTAGATTCAGATTCAGGAATCTAATTTTAAATTACTGACTGTGAAGTGGGGAAGTGAGATATCTTCCCCAAACAGTCTTTATTATTTTAACCTCTTAATATTTAAATTAATGGAAGTTATATTACGCCCCCTAAGACGAAATGATTGGGCTGGGGTATTTAAATTTAAAAACTGTTCAGATTCATTAGGAACATATTATACTAGATCTGGACAAATATATACAGGATTAACAGAAGAAGATGGAGTTTCTCAGGAAACAATTGATAAACTCAGTAAGAAATTAGATGTGCCTTTAACTCCATCAAGTGAGTTTTGGAACACGTTTTATATTAAAATTGGAAATAAAGATATTATTATAGATACTACTCTTGGTCCAATGGATGAATTAAAATATCTTTTTCTAAGAAATCATAAACGTGTAGCTAATGGATATGGTGATCTTAAACCAACAGCTAACTATGTTCTTATTAATAAAGAGAGCGATGCCAAGGAAGCAAACAAATATAATCAAATTAAACGTAAAGCAATAAAAGAATTTGATAAGCTTTCAGCTAACGATCAACGTAAAGCTCTTCGTTTATATGGACATCGTTCAGATGCACTTAGTCCTGAATTAGTAGAAAATAAACTTTTTGAATTGATCGAAAAAGATCCTCAAAAATTTTTAGATAAATGGGTTGATAACAAACGTAGAGAAACAGAATTTATAATTCAAGAAGCTGTTTCCAAAAATGTTATTAAACGAAATAAATCTGAATATAAGTATGGACAAGATACGATTGGTATCTCAATTGATGATGCCATTAACTATCTAGATTCTCCAGAACATAGAGATTTAAAACAGGTTATTATTAACGAAGTTAATTCTAAATAAATGACAGTATATCCTGACATGCACCAAGCTATTAGATTATATCTGGATAAATCTACATCTCTAACAGGAAGTGTAGATTTTCTTCCAGAAGAATTAAATTTTTGGTTAAATGAGGCACAAGATAGATTTATTAAACAAAGATTGTATGGTAATAATTATAAGCAACAGAAATTAGATGATTCTCAAAAAAGAATTGACGATTTAAGGACTCTTATAGTAACTAGTGATTTTCAATCTTTATCTAATTCCTCACTTGGAATAAATGTTAAATATACTTATTTACCAGATGTAAATACTGGTGCACCATATATGTTTTATTTAAATTCTGAAGTTTATAGTGTTGTTTCAAATAGTCCTATATATTCAAATACTTTACAAACAGGTGAAAATATTACTATAGAACTATTAAGTAACTATATAAAAGATTCTGTAAATAATCCTTATATTAGACGTCCTTTAACTTATTTTTACTTAGAAGGAGGAGTTCCGGCTCTAGCGTTTATTTATGGAGAAGAATTTATTCCAGTTTCTTGTAGAATAACATATATCAAAAGACCTAAAAAATTAGTATCTGGTACTCCAGGAACGTATGAAACAAATACTTGTGAATTAGCAGAACATACCCATAATGAAATAGTAGTAATGGCTGCTGATATGCTAGTAGAAAATATTGAATCTCAAAGAGTTCAGACATTCCCTCAATTTAATACATCTAAATCTGAATAAATATGACAGCGAGAGAAATGCAAATAAGTTTTGAGATAGAATCTAATTTACAAGATCCTATTAAAAAACCTACTACAATAGAAATATTTTATTGGTTAAATAAAGCTGTTGAAAAATTTGTAAAAACTAGATATAGTGGTGTTAATTATAAAGGAGAAGGATTTGAACAAACTCAGAAGAGAATAGATGATCTTAGATCTTTAGTTAAAGAAACGAGTATAATTCCTACAGGAGTTGGTTCTAAACCTAATAGTTTTATTTTTACTTTACCTAATGACTATTTATTTACTGTAGGAGAAGAAGCAGTAATTAGTTATGTCAAAGGTAGTAATACTATTACAAGTAGAGAAGGTATTACAGAAATTACAAATGATAGGTATAGACAAGAAATAGATAATCATTTTAGCGAATTTAGATTATATAGTGATTGGGCTAGACCATTAAGATTATTCTATGGAACATATGTAGAATTAATTACTGATGGTCAATATAGTGTTACTCAATATTATATTACATATATTTCAAAACCAACAGCTATTGCATTACCATCTACAAATTGTAATTTACCTGAACAAACTCATTCTGAGATCGTAAAATTAGCTGTAAGTATGTTTCTAGAGAGTATAAAAGATCCTAGATATCAGACTTACTTAAATGAAATAAACTCGATGGAATAATCGAATATAAAGAAATACATTAACGGTTCGACGTGGAAATGCCTCAGTAATGAGAATTCCTATTAGATCATTTTAATGGGTATCGCAGAGTAGAAGAATCCGTACATTAAGTTGTTCGCTTCTACAAGTTAAAACCAAGTAATGTATAAAGTGATAATAAACAACTTAAATAAATAAAAAATGATAGATAGAGTAAATAAAGTGTTGATTGGGAAAAACATTTCTCGTACAGCTTCTGCTGTATTGACAGGTGCTTCTCAAGCTGCTGCTGAAGGCGAAATCTTTGTTCTTGATAAGAACAAAAACATTCTTACTCCTGGAGCCACTATTGATGATACTGACACTATTTATATTGCTGAAATTCTTGGTGATACATATAGTTATGTAACAGAAAGTACTGGAACTAGTGTAACTGGTGTTAAGAAATATATTGTATCAGATCCTATTCAAGGAAATAAAGTTAAATCTTATATTGGACGTGCTTATACCGCTATTACTGAACAAGTAGTAACTATTGATGGTTCTACGTTTGCTCCTGTAGTTGGTACTGAGTATGCTATTCGTGTAGTATATACCGATACCTTTGAACGTCCTGGTCAAGTAACTGCTACTTATAGGGTAATTTCTACTTCTACAAGTTCTGATACTTTGTGGCAGCAATTTGTTACAAAAATCAACAAACATGTTAATAGACGTGTAATTGCTTCAGGAACAACTGAATTAGTTCTAACTGGTCGCGCAATGCCGTTTGATCGTACAGATGATGTAAATGCAATAGATGAATACTACCAAGTTACATTTAAAGCATTCTTGTTTTCAAACAATTTTGGTGATAGTACTGTTACATATACTACTCGTCCAGTTTCTGGAAATGGTACATGGCAGAAAGTAAGGGATGCTGAAAAGAAAGCATTATCTTATAAAGGTATCATGAACCGTACAATATTCCCAGTACAGATGCCAGCAATGCGTACAGTTAAGTCAACTAATTACAATACAATTGTAATAGAACATGATAAAACATATACTGCACCAGATAGTTATAATAAAGATACTAGATTAACAACTGAAATCTATATTCCTACTACTGCTGGACAGATGGCTAATGTATTGTCTGTATTGAATCCTTGGATGAATTCAACTCCAAATGCACTTCCTAGTGTTAGTTTCTAATTTTAAACTTATAAATAATTATGAATGAATTTTTAACAAGTCGTACAGCATATGCTAGTATTACCATTCCTAATGCTGCTACAACGGTTTCTACAGGTGTATTTATTCCTGCAGGTGCTATTGTAA